ACGTCCAGCTCCAGCCGATGGAAGGCGAGGATGTCAGCCGGAACATCGAACTGCCCTATATGGGCGCTCAGGAGATGCTTACGGCGGGGCTGCGCGCGGTGCTGACCGGCACGTTCGAGCTGGTCGGATCGGGCACGACCGGCGAAGCGCCGGGCTGGAGCGTGCTGATGCGCATGCTGGGCGTTGCCGAAGTCGTGACGCCTGACGTGGTCGAAGGCGACGGAACCGTCGAATACACGCCGGTTTCCGACGATCACGAGAGCGGCACGATCTATTTCTACATGGGACCGACGCTCTATGTGCTGAAGGGTGCCCGCGGCACGGGCGAGCTGACCGTCACGGCGCAAGGCATCCCTGCGGTGCGCGGCACTTGGACCGGCCTGTGGACCTTGCCGGCGGACCAGGCGGCGCCGTCAATCGACCTGTCGAACTTCGTCGACCCGCAGGTTGCCAGCAAGGCGAACACGCCGACCTTCACGATCGATGGCGTTCCGTTCGTCATGCGCAGCTTCACGCTGAACCTGGGCAACGACGTGCAGCCGCGCATGCTTGTCGGCCGCGAGGCGATCGTGATCGTCGACAAGGCGGAGACCGCATCGGCGACCGTCGAGGCGGTGCCGATGGCAGTCTACAACCCGTTCGCCAAGGCATCGGTGACGCCCAAGCCGCGGGTTCCGATCGTGCTCGAGCACGGCACCGTCGTCGGCCGGCGCGTGAGGGTCGACGTGCCGACCGCCACCCATGGCCGGCCGAGCGGCTTCCAGAACCAGCAGAGCGTCCTCGAATGGACGCTGCCGTTCACCCCGCTGCCCGCCGCGGGCGACGATCAGTGGAAGATCACGCTGAGCTGATCGCTCGGCCGACAGGAGACGCACGCGACATGTTCATCGTCGACGACAATCCGAGGTTCACGCACAGCGTCACGGCGATGGCGCCGATCGACGGCGGATTCGAGCCGCAGGAGTTCAAGGTCACCTATCGCGTGATGGACGCCGCGGAGTTCGAGAAGCTCGACCTCAACACCCGCGAGGGCTCCGATGCGTTTCTGCGCAAGGTGGTGGTCGGGCTCGACGACATCGCCGGCGCCGACAGGAAAGCGCTGCCCTATTCGGACCAGCTTCGCGACAAGGTGATCCGCCTGCCCTGGGCGCGGAAGGCGATCGTGCAGGGTTATTTCAAGGCGATCGCGAAGAGCGTCGAGGGAAACTGACGGCCGCGGCGCGCGCCTGGGCGACGGGCGGCGCTGCGGATTTGAGCGAGGCCGCCGCCGACGCGCGCCGCTTCGGCGCGCCCGCTCTGGCCGATCGGCTGGGGCAAGCTGCGGCCGGGGAGCGCGGGTTCGGGGTATGGCGGCAGAATTGGGACATCGTGCTGGCCTTCCTGTCCGTATCGACACAGTGGCGGGTGTCGGCCCTAGCCTCCGGTTCGGTCTATTGGGTCGGGCTGGACTATGCCGGTGCGACCGCCGGCCTGGGCGCGGCGGGCGTGGCGGTCACACCGCAACTCTGGGCCGGCGTGCGCACAATGGAGCGCGCGGCGCGCGACGCGCTGAACGGCGTGCGGGGGTGATCGCGCGATGACGCTGCGCACCTCCCTCATCATCACCGGCGACAGCAAGGGCGCGCAGGGTGCTCTCAAGGACCTCGCGGGCGGCATGGGCCAGGCGGAAGCGGCGGCCGAAGGCCTGGCCACTGCCGAGCGCCAGACGGAAGCCGCCACCGAGGCGCTGGGCGCCGAACTGCACCAGGCGCGAGCTGCGGCAAACGGTCTGGAAAGCGAGCTCACCCAGGCACGGGGCGCGACCGCTGCACTGGGTGGCGGCGTTGTGGCCCTGGGCAACAGCTATTCCGGGGCGATCGCGGCCAGCCGGGGGCACACGCGCAGCATGGGCGAACAAGCGCTCGGCGCGCGCATGCTCGGCCAGCAGCTGCAGGACGTCGGCATCATGGCCGCGATGGGAGTCACCAGCGCGGCCGACGTGTTGCGCATCCTGGCAATGCAGGCAGGACAGACGGCCCTCGCTCTCGAGCAGATGGGCGTGAAGGGTGCCGCCGGCCGGGTTGTCCAGTTCCTGGGTTCGCCCTGGGGCTCTGCGATCATGGCGGCGGGCATGGTGCTCTCCCCGTTCATAGCCCGGCTGTTCGATGCAGACGAAGCGCAGAGCCGCGTCGAGCTGGGGGCCTATGCTCTCAGCGATGCGCAGTCGGTGCTGAGCGGGATCTTCGACCTCAACACAGGCCAGATCAAGGCGAACACAGAGGCGCTGATCCTCAATGCGCGCGCCAAAGCGCTGAACCTCCGCGCCGATGCCGGGGATATGATGCGCTCCTCAAATGAGGTGTTCGCATCGGCCGGTCAGCTGGGTGCGGGCGGCGCCCTCGGTGCGTTCTTCTCCCGCGGCACAGAACTCCCTTGGGACCGAGTGCAGATGCTTCAGCAGCGCGCGTCGGAAGTCGCCGCGTATCTGGCAGCGATCCGCGACGCCCGAACCGATGAGGAGCGCACCGATGCGAGCGATCGGGCGCTTAAATTCAGCGAAGACTTCGAGTTTTCGGGGCTCTCGGTCACGAGGCAGGAGTTCCAACAGGCAATCGTTGATCGCGCCGCCGCGCAGGCAAATACCGCGATCGCCGACCTGATCGACAAGTCGCTCGACGATCGCGAACTGGCAGCGGGCCTCCGGCGCATGGGCGGCCGAACCCGTCGCCCCGCTTCGACCGAGGCGCGCGACGAGTTCGGCCGAGACGCGGCCGACAAGATCGACGCGGTGGTCGACCGCTTTTCGGAAGTGCCCGGCGAGCTTCGCCAGGCCAATGCGGCGATCCGCCAGATGGACGATCTGATCGAGGATCTCGGCCGCAAGCGTCCGCCCAATTTTCAGGCGCTGATCGCCAGTGCCGAGGAAGCCAAGGACGTCGTGCGCGACGGGCTGATCGCGTCGATCGTCGAGCCGTTCGACATGACGCCACCGGCAGTGAAGCGCGCGGCCGACGCGATCGGCCTGCTCGATGCGGCCGCCGCGCAGTTCCGGCGCGACAATGAGAGCGGACTGATCTCCCCCGAGCAGTTCCGAGAGCTGAGCGGCGCGATCGCGGAAGCCCGCATCGCTGTCGACGAAGGCTTGAACCGGCCATTCAACGAGTTTCTTCTCTCTCAGGACGAGGCGCTGCGGATGCAGCGGCTGATCCTAGCCGGCCGAGAAGACGAGGCCGAAGCACTCGGCATCATCCTGCGACTCGAGCAGCAAATCGGCCCTCTATCCAAAGAGCGCAAAGACGCGATCCTCGCCTCGGTGCAGGCGCTCACCGCCGAGGAGCGTGCGCTCGACCGGCTTTATGCCAAGCAACAGATCTACCTGAACGCGATCGGCGACGTCCGCAGCACGCTGACGCAGACGATCTACGAGGGCTTCGACGGGCTGGACGATCTGCCCAACCGGCTGCTCGAGACGTTCCGCCGCTTCACCGCCGAGCTGCTGGCGCGCAAGCTGTTCGCGCCGGCGTTCGAAGCAATGGAGGATCAGGTCACCGGCACGCGCATCGTCGAGGATGCGGCAGCGCGGTTTCGGGACGCAACCGCGGAGGCGGGCGGCGCACTGGACGGGCTGACCGCGTCTGCGCGCGAAGCGGCCGCGGCAGTGCGCCATGGCGCGATCTCCGGCGATGTGGGAGCCGCCGCCGACAGCGTGGCGGCAGGCGCAGTTCAGGGCCTGCTGGGGGGCGCGGCCGGAGCCGCCCCTTCGTCGGACATCGTCGTCCAGGCCGACGTGATCAGCGACCTCGACAATCCGCGCGAGTTCTTCTCCGAACTGTTCAGCAAGCTGGGCAAGGAAGTCGGGATCGACGAGCGCACGGCCGAGTGGATCGGTAAGGCGATCGGCGTAAGCCTGGAGGGTGCGCTGTTCGGCCAGCTCGGATCGAGCGCGCTTGCGATGCTGGGCGTCCAGCATTCAGCGACGGGGGCGTCGATCGGCGGGATGCTCGGCACCGCAGGCGGCAAGGAGTTCCTCTCTGGCATTCTGGGCAGCTTCGCGGGGCCGGTGGGCGGCATCCTGGGAGGCATTGCCGGCGGGCTGTTCGGATCGCTGTTCTCTTCACCGAAATATGGCACGGCCAGCCTCACCGGCGGCGGCGATCCCGGCTTGTCGGGCAACAGCGGCGGACTGCGCCAGGCGGCGGGCACGCTCGCGGGACAGGTGCAGAGCGGCCTTGCGGACATTGCCGATCGACTTGGCGGCGAGCTGGGGCGGTACAGCGTTTCGATCGGGACCTGGGACGGGAAGTACCGCGTCAATTCGAACGCCACGAACCGGGCGCTGCACTACAACAATTTCAACGAATCGACGCTCAAGAACTTCGGCGACGATCAGGCCGGCGCGATCGCCTATGCCATCGCCGACGCGATCAAGGATGGCGCGGTGACCGGACTTTCCGCCGCCGTGCAGCAGGCGCTGCGATCGTCGAGCGATGTCGAAGCGGCCCTTGATGAGGCGTTGAAGGTCGGGGACGTCGAGCTGCTGCTGGGCGGTGTGCAGGCCGAGCTGGAGCGGGCATTCACGACGTTCGAGGCCGAGGCGAAGGAGCGCGTCCGCATCGCGCGCCAATATGGGTTCGACGTCGCCGAGATCGAGCGCATCAACGCGAAGGAGCGGCTCGACCTTTCGAAGCAGCTGCTCGAGCAGCAGGTCGGATCGCTGCAGCAGCTGGTCGATGACATGACGCACGGGTCGATGTTCGAGGGCTCGGCCGTCGATCGCCGCTCGGCGCTGCTCGAAGAGATCGAGAAGGCGAAGGCGGACATGGACGCCGGCGTCGAGGGCGCGGCGAACGTGCTGGCCAACCTTTATCAGCAGCTCAACGAGGTCTCGAAGGAGGTCTATGGCACCACCGGCGGCTTCGCCACGGATCGAGCCGCGATCCTGGACGAGGCGCGCGCCGCGATCGCCAAGGCGAACGCAGACATCGCCGCCGCCAGCGGGAGCAACAGCGATCCGGCGCTGGCGCAAACGAATGCCGCCCTCGACGAGAACAACGACCAGAATGCCCGGATGCTCGCGGCGCTGCTGGAGAACAACGAGCTGCTGCGAAACCTGCCGACGTGGAAGATGCCGCTCGGCGATCTCGATACCGTCGCGCGCAGGGCGAGGACGTGACGATGGCACCGAAGCGTATCCTGATCGAAGCCTCGCCGCGCCGGCCGAGCGACGGCCAGCCGGTGCTCGTCCGGTTGGCAGGCGGCGGCGGCGCACGCCCGTTCCGGGACTCTGGCGAGCATTGGCTGGGCGGGTTGGCCGAGCTGCCGACGCTGATCACGTCGCTCGACTTCCAGGGAGATGATCTGGGCGGCGGTGGTGTTCCGCAGGCGCTGGCGCTGCGCTGGGCGCCCGCACGAAAGGACAAGCTCTCCGAGCTGGCGGCGCTGCACTGGATCGACGCGGCGGTGACGATCCGCATCGGCGCCAGCGAGGCGCTGCCGCCCGTGCTGCTCACCGGCAAGGTGATCGACGCGGGCACGAGGGACGGCGCGCTGTCCCTCACGATCTCGGATGCTGCCGCGGATTTGCGGAAGCCGGTGCTCAAGAACCGGTTCGCGGGTAGTGGCGGCATTGAGGGCCCTGAGGAATGGGAAGGCCGCTTGAAGCCGCGCGCCTGGGGCCGTGTATTCAACATCGCGGGCCAGCCGATCGACCCCGCGAACAACATCTATTGCTTCGCCGATCCGGCCTTCCCGCTCGGCGGCTTCGTCGAGGTTCGGGACAAGGGCGCGGCCGCATCCGCGGTACAGCACCTCGGCTGGGCGGGCAGCGTCGCCGCGACCTTCGCCGCGCTTCAGACGGCAGCACCACCCGAGGGCGGCGGCATCTACTGCCCGTCGATCGCCTGTGTGAAATGGTGGACGCAACCGGCCGGCTCGCTGACCGCCGACGTGCTCGGCGAGATCGGTTCGGGCTATGTCGAGACGGCAGCCGAGATCGCGCAGCGCGTGGCCGCAGCCACTTCGACGATTGCCTTCGCGGCCGGCACGGTGGCCGCTGCTGCTGCCGCTCGGCCGGCACCGGTCGGCCTGTACGTCACCGACGAAGGCACGACGACGGCCGCGGTGATGAACCAGCTGCTGGGAGATGTCTCGCTCGCGTGGGTGATAGCGGCTGGTGAGATCGTGCTGCGCCGCTGGGAATGGGGCGCCAGCGTCGCGTCTGCGCGCAGCCGCCAGGTAGCCCGGCGTGCCTCGTTCCGGCCAGTGGCGCGCCGCAAACTGGGGTACCGGCGCAATCAGCACGTCATGCCACGCGACGGGATCGCGGCGATCGTGCTTTCCACCGATGTCGTGTTCGGCGGTGGGGTAACGCTGGAAGACCTGAAGCCGGCTGAGCCCGGAGCCAATGTAACGGCGAACTGGACGGCGGCGGGGATCGCCGGCCAAGGCGCTCTCGCGACGCTCAACGCACTTCTGTGGGGCGGCCCCCATTTCGTCGGCGTCGCGGAAGAGCTTCTGGACGGGCGCATCGCCGCTGGACTCGATCCGAACGGGGACATCACACGCTCGATCAAAGCGACCGTGAAGGCGGCGAGCGATATTCTCTCTCGCGCGGGCGGCGGAACGTACACTGGCGATCTCGCGGCCGATATAACCGCGCTCAACACCGCAGCGTCGTTTATTGGTCAAGGTGCGCTGGCGACGCGAAACGACGTCATCTTCGGCTCGCACATCACCAGCCTGCCGGCCGCGATCAACCCGGCCAACCTGTTCGGCGGCGAATATGTCTCCTCGCTCTATTCCCGGTACAGTGATGGGGCGACGGTGCAATCGTTGAAGCCCGGCGAGGCTGGCGCGAATGTCACGGAGACCCGCACGGCCTCGGCAATTGCCGGCCAAGGTGCGCTGGCGACGCGAAACACGGTTACCGCAAGCTCGCTCGGTATCCTCGACACGACGAACATCATCCAGAACGGCAGCTTTGCCGAAGGGCTGGAGGGATGGACGGTGGCTGCGTCGACTGCGGGCGTCATCTTTCACGGCGCGCCGGGCGCGCCCACCGGCGTGCCGGCCGATTTCGCAGCCTTCATCGAATGTCAGAGCGCATTCCAGTCGATCACCTGGTCCAAGCGCATCCCGACGCAGGCGGGAGAGATTTACGAGCTGTCCTATGATGCACGGTCCGTCGACGCCGGCGCGGGCATGGTTCCCATCGCCCGCTTCTACAACGCCGCGGGTGCAGAGATCGGATGGGGGCCGTTGAATACGCTTTGGCCTGCGCCGGGGTGGCAGCGGTACACCAGTCGTACGCAGGCGGCACCGGCCGGCACGGCCACCGCGGAGATTCAAATCTTCACGGGCGAAGCCGCCTTCGACTCTGCCGGCTACTGGTTCTTCACCAACATCAAGTTGCGACGCGCGATCTCGAGCGAAATTCTCACAAGTGACGCCGTCCGGCTGAACACGAACATCGTGCGGCAGGACGGGGTCACTCCGGTCACCGACGCGGCAGCCATCACTGCGATGGGCACGGCAGCGGCGTTCCTCGGCC